CTGCGTTATTCGCTACAGGGGAAGTCAGCGGGCCACAGGCGGAACCATTGTCAATGTCTTTTTCAATGGGGCGTACTACACTGTTCACACATTCACCGCAACTGGAACCTTTACCGTCAACTCCTAATGGCACACTTTGCAGAACTTGACCAGAACAGCAAGGTTGTTCGCATTTTAACCGTTGACAACAACGACTTGCTCGCGGGAGACGGGCAGGAGCACGAAGAGATTGGCGTGGCTTTCCTGCAGGGAATCTTTGGCAGCGATACCCGCTGGGTGCAAACAAGTTACAACTCAAACTTCAGAGGGAAGTACGCCGCTATCGGGGATGTCTATGACGAGATCCTTGATGTATTTTCGTCTCCAGTGGCAACTCGTGCGCGTGATGAGCAGGGGAGATTCGTTGGAGACGACCCCAGCACCCCTGAAAATGAGGCCTGGGTCGGAGGGATAGCCCCCGGAGGGTAAAATTGCGTTGATAGGCTAAATAGGAACCCAACTCCCCATGCTTTGGACAAGACTAGCGGCCTCGACATCGGTTAAATCTACGCCAACCTATGTGGGTATGAGGGCTACTTACCCCTCAGTATCTGGTAAAAATCTGACTATTACCTACCCCGTTGGCACTCAGCAAGGAGACCTTTTAATCGCTGTGGTCTTTGGAGGGGGTAATAACCCGAACGGCTGGACACAAGCTAGTTGGACTTGGGCAATAAACGAATCTAACCCTCCAGGGCTAGGTATTGCTTACAAAATCGCAGCTCCGGGGGAGACATCTTCCACCTCTGTAATTTTTTCTACGACTAACAACGCCAACCTTTGCGGAATTATCATGGCTTTTAGGGGGGCTGCTTGGGGAGTAACAGGTACTGTAAATAGAAACGCATACAGGGCATTATCTATCACCACTGCAGATTCCGACAGTATTCTACTGGGAGCTTGGGGGCTTGATATTTCTCAATCTCCCCCATTGTCTTGGATCTCCCCTTCGGGTATGACTGAAGTTGTGTCCTACGGGGGAACGACCCGGCCCCTCTTCGCTGTATATAGGCAGAACGTAGGTGCTGGGGCTACTGGTGATAGATTAGCTGGAACTAGCACTGGTTCTACCAGCTCAAATAGGCAGTGTGTCCTTTTCTCAATCAAACCCTCTTAACAAATGACCCTCTACGCCAGAGTCGAAGACAACACTATAGTTGAGTATCCCTATGATTTGGACAATCTTCGGAGATATATCAGCATGCCCTTTGAGCCCAGTGCTGAACTCCTGGCTGAGCACGGGGTGATTCTCGTAGAAGAGACACCTCGCCCCCAAACTGACTACACTCAGAACGTAATCGAACTCGATCCGGAAAATGTAGATGGAGCTTGGTTGCAGGCCTGGGGAATAGTCGCGGCGAGCAAAAAAGAAGTGGATGCTCGGGTGTCAGAGCAAATCTCCAAGGTAAAATCCCAAAGAAACTTCCTATTGCAGGAATCGGACTGGACTCAGCTTCCGGACTCCCCTGTGGACAAAGAACTCTGGGCTGCCTATAGAAAGAACCTGCGTGAGATCGAACTCCAGGTGTTCTATCCCTGGGAGGTGGAGTGGCCAACCCCTCCGGGCACCTAAATCTGCTAAGATTTAGGCATGGAAGAAGCCCCTTGGTGGTCTTTAGACGAAAGACCCTCAGCATTACCCCCATCCCATGCCCTTTTTAGAAATGAGATAAGTCTTGGGGGGCGAATTGTTAAGTTCAAACACGGCTCAAAGCCCCCGTCCACCCTCCTCACCCCTAATGCGAAGAAACAGATGGTGTGGTATGAGCCTCCGGGGGAAGAACCCTCCCTGTATTGGTGTAATGAGCGCGGAGAGTGGTTTGAAGTCCTCTTCAGCCCAACACCCTATCCATTTCCCCTCCCTGAAGGTGAAAGCATCTAGAACCTACGGTGCAAAATGTCCCTTCTCACTCCCGACTACCGCTACGACCTTATCCAAGTTGTTAGAGTTATCGACGGAGATACTATCGAACTCGTAGTCGGCAAGGACGTGGGGTTTAACCTAAAGCCCACCTGGAAAATCCGTATTAGGATAGAAGGGATCAATTGCCCCGAGATGTATGGAGCTACCCGTCTGGCTGGAGTCAGCGCAGCACAATACACTTCGGTCTGGTTGTCCTCCGAGCCCTGCATTGTCCAAACCACCGGCCTTACCACCTTTGAGAGGTGGGTGGCCGATGTCTATCGTGCAAATGGGGAAAAGCTATCGGATGCCCTGGTTAATTCCGGCCATGCCGTCCGCTCCACAAAGTAGGGTTGAAAGCTTTCTAGAGGCGACATAGCCGTTATGAACCCCCATGGACCCGGAAACTTCACAAAGTCTCAACTTGCTGCCTGGCACGAATGGGCAAGAAGAAACTCAACCCGAAGAGAAGCCCCAAGTCTCTCCGAAGAAGCCCCAAAAGCACCGCCGCAGCAAGCCGGCTTCAGAATCAGAGCATCAGGCTGCAGAAGTTGTGGTCGAATCCGCTAAGCCAGCCGTGCAACTCTCCCCCGAAGACCTAAAACTAGCCATTCAAATGAATAAGCACATTATGGGGGTGTTGGGATTGGACAAGAAATCCCGGTCTTTCCGTGTTTAACACCGAAGAGGAAAAACACGTACTTACTGAGTGTCTTAGACGGAGTGGCAACGTCAAGGATGCCATAGACTCTATTGACCGTGTTCTGGCGAAGGGCACACCCTTCGCATTGTACATCGCCACACTGGATAAGTCAAATTGCATGTGGATATTCGATGAGAATACTCTGTATGAGATGTTGGGGGGTGTAGACATTCACAAAAAGACCTTCTCCTCTATCTTTGAGGAGGAGTGGGAGCGCGAGTCTGGAGTGCTGCTCTATGTCATGAGAAAAGTGGGACCGATCGTAGCAGTCAGATTGACTAAAAAATTTCTGACCGATGTCAGAAACTCTCTAGAGCTTAATATACCGTAGGGTTACGTTAATCCTATTGGATGATTGGCTGATATTCCTAACTCTGATATTTACTCCTCTGCTTGCCCCATACCCGATAATAGCCGGAGCGAATACGATGGTCAATCCCCCCGTACCCGTAACAACATCAGTAATCAAGCCGGGCACAGTTCCTTGCACTTCAGTTCTAAGATCGTTTTCTCTTGCTTCGGGGGAAATGTAGAAGCTAACCCAGGAGGGAACGTCAGTGGAAACGCTTAGAATGGCGTAGTAGTTCCAAGCATCAATGGAAAGGTCTGAGCTTTGTCCCGCAGTGATGATTGGGGTGAGTACGCTAGACGTAAGTTCTTGTTTAATTACGCCTGAGGAAGACAGGGTAGATTCAACTTCGGATAGCTTTAACGACAAAGATTGTATCTCTAGGGTATTGCTAGACAAGGAACTTTGTACGTCTGTCAGCGAGGTCGTCAATGATGTAATTTGCTGACTTAGTCCCTCTACAGCCTCATTCCCCCTCTCTCTATAGACTTGAACATCAGTTTCCAAGGACTCAAACGCCCCTTCTAAATTAGTGAAGGAATCTGCGACTGATTCGGACAGGGCAGCTTGAGCCGAAGCCACCGCAGTGGAGAAGATCTTCAGGTCCCTGATCTTGGCATAGGTTCTATCGGCTGTCCTGACATTAAGAACCCCTGTTTCCGTAAGGGGATCTGTACACTCAGCTAGAGAAGCCCCTAGTCTCAGACCGCTCTTGACTCCCCTCCCGTCTTCGACAAAAAAAGTCAGATTATCGACAAATCCGTCCTGGGCCAGTACCTCCCCAGTGCTAGAAATTTCCTGCCGGGCTACGTTTAACAAGCCACCGGCATAATCTTCAAGAAACCTGGTCCGGAGATCGGCCATACTCTATTCTGTTCGCTATCTTGCTTTCAACGTAAAATGCGTAGAGAGCGGGAGGAATGACCTCAGTCGGAGGGTTGACATCCCACTTAACAATCCAGTTGTTACAGAGTAGCATTCGGATCTTAGAGGCTATCTTCCTATTGGACCAGTCAATAGAGTTTCCCCTCAGATCCAGCAGGGTACTATGTGTTTTCCGGAACATTCCCGCTCCTCTATCATTAGCACTGGAGGTGATAGTCGGACGGAAGTCCCTGAGTAATTGCTCCAGAGAAGAGGTGGATAGGTTGCAATCCTTCGCATTCAGCTCCATTATCTTCTTGTTCTCCCCCATACTGACATGCTGCAGAGAGGTACAGCCAGATAAATTGAGTTTTTTCAGCTCTGGGGTGCAGTGTATGTAGAGGTGGGTAAGCTTTCCATTCCCCTCCAGGTTAAGCTCCTCCAGCTTAGCCCTAGGTACACTGAAGTTTGCATAGACCAGGGAGTTTCTTTGAAGGTTTACTGACCGGATGAGGGGATCGATGCACAGGCCGGCTTGAGGATCGATCCAATGATCGTCCCATGTCAGTAATTGCTGGTTGGTGAGCTTTAAAGTGTCTATGTTTTCTCCGGTGACCTCCACATCCATCCTATAGGAGTCTACAAGTTCTTTTCTAAGGAAGGCCCTATAGACAGAGTCTCCCCTAATATGATTGAACTCCTGCCCCGACCCAAAATCGAGCGAGTTTACCTGGCCTTCAGTTTTAAAAAAAGTTTGGATGGTTTTCATCGGATTATCCTACCCCCCTGAAGAGTTGTGGGGCAGAAGGGCAGACTGTACTTGCCCAGATAGGGTGGCCTGAATTTTTTACACTTTAGCAAGGACATGCAGGCTCCGTACTCAAAAGGATCGGATAAGGACGCACATAGCATCTCCGTGGTTTTTAGCAAACCCTGTCTACTAGACTTATTCAGTCCGTACTGGGTAAAGTAATACTCTGGGGAGGACGAGGGAACGGAGTTGTTGGTAGTACTGGGGGTAAGTGTTTGCCCCAAAGGCCTGTCTACCATTACCGAGGGATTATCCACCCCGGGCAATAGGGATTGACCGTATCCGTCCTCTGGAAGTGAAGACTTATTGTAACCATTCTTCGTCTTACACAAGCTGTCCTCATCATACTCACAATTCGTCCCTCCAAATTTCTTGCAGGAACTTGTAGGACTGAACGGAGAACCTGAGGTGATAAGGGGAGAGGCCGATGGGCTAACCTCATACTTCACACTGTATTCGGACAGTGGAACAACGTTAGAAGTTTGTTCTGGGAGTTCAATGCCCGGGGTAACTCCTCCCGTAACTACTCCAGATGCCAAGAGGTTCTCTACTGACATTCTGATCAGTCCACTCCCCGTAGTAGACTCCCCTACCGTTCTTGAGAACACCCCCAGGCTTTGACCTAACGGTGCGATTATAGAAGCCTCTTCGGGGGTTAGGGAGTTGGTCATTCTAACCCCATTGGGTAGACGAGAGTTACCAATTCCCGGGGGATCTACAGGAAGGGGGTCAACAACAGTCTGTCCGGTTATCAGGGCGATAATGGCCTCAAAAGACTTATTTTGAGCGGTAATTAGGGGGTCGTTGTAAGTCGTAACAGGAGGTCTTTCCCCTGAACTTTTCCTGAAAATCAGATAGGCCAGGTCTAGCCTCTCAGACAGAGTATCCATTGTAGATACCGTGCGCAAAATTGGTTCAAACTCTTCCGCTCTTTTATTGATCAGTTGCCCTGAGTTCCTATAGTCGGACAGGCTGTACAGAATACCCAGCAGATTACACTGCCGAAGAACAGTCGTTAGACTTCCCCCTCTAACACCGTCCATGAGTTGTCCGAGTGGAGAAGTAGGGGAGGGTTGATTCAAAATAGAGTTTAGTTCCTCCGGAATAATTCCCTCTACTTTGTCATACAGTCCTGTTAAATCTTCAATGGCATTTCCCGAGGACTTGGAGATAAGTTCATTCCAAAGCGGTCTACCAAACTCATAGTCAGAGTTATCTGAGACTACCATCTGGGCGGCTACTCCGCTAAGGAGGAAGATCTGGTCCTTGTTCTTGATTACTGAGGGTTCGCCTCTTTGGATCAGGTATGTGATGGAGTCAAAGAGGTTTAGATTATTTTTGGAGAGGATGGAGTTTACCCTAATAAGCTCTGAGGGATTTATGGCGTAGGTCAGTGTGACCAAGTATCCAATCAGCTTAGCATACTTACTTCCTACGACCCTTGATGCTGTAGATCTCCCCTTCTCCAGGAAACTTAACAGTCTGAGGAGGGAGGTGGACTCATCCACCCCGTAAAGGTAGTTGATATACTGATCAATAGACTCTTGCCCACCAAACTCATAAATGAGCTTGGCCAGTTCAAAAGCCCTGAAGAAGGAGATAATATCCGCAGAGGTTGTTATTGGGCTGAATTTACTAAGCAGATCGGAAAAGTTCTGAGAGGTCATTATGCCCTCAACCTCATCCTTTGTAAATCCCAACTGTATTAGCCTCTTAGATGCCTTTTCCTTACTCGGAGTGTGTATCTTAAGTTCTAAGGATGCCACAATTCCATTTTTGTCAAACCCAGCAGACTTTACTGAGGAAGACAGGGTCTGAATGGATTGGGACAGGGTGGCTATTTGTTGGAAGAACAGCCCAAGATCTGGCTCTTCCATGGTCAGAGAATAGAGCTTCTTATAGGAGCTTAGCAGGTTGTAAATGCTCCCGGTCAATCCCTCCCTCCTACCCCTCATGGACATGGAGGGAGGAAAGATTTCCTGAAGAATACCGTAGATATAGCTAACGTCTCCTATACCAGACGGGGGCCTGTTAAGTATGGAGTTGATAGAGTCTCCCAACTTAAGGCACTGCTCGTAGATTGACTCCAGAACTAGAGCCCCAAAGCTGACTCCAAAACCTTCCGGAGCCCCAAATCTTTCCCTAATCCCACCCAAAAACTTACTGGAAACAGGCTGAGATAAAGACTCTGATTGATTGGCTGAGCGGGTCTTGTAGATAGGTTCGAGAAATTTCAGGCCAAAGATCCCGCCCTTTCTACTCTTCTCCCCGTATATCGACTCAAAGTTCCCAAAGTTCTCATTAAGAGAACCCATTGACAGTACTTTGCCGTAGGACATTGCCAGCAAATACTCATAGAACACTGCTTGGTAGTCCAGAGACCCGGCATGGGAGCCCTGATAGCCGGCTATGTCCGTGGCTTTGGATAAAATATCGATTGAAGAGTCGTAGATCTTTTTACCCTCTCCGGCAAATGTAGCAGTTAAGAGGTCAAGGTTTATTTCCTCAGGGCTAGGGATTTTTACGTAGGAATCCGATATGACGCTATTTATGTCAAACGCTGCGGAGAAAACTCTTTGGCGTTGCGTCAGTACCTTTTCTTCAAAAACGGATTGAAAGCTAGTCTTGAGTCTTTTTGGGTAGGTCAGGGAGAATTCTTCCTCGTCTCTATTCTTGACAAGCAATCTTGAGTCTGTCCTGCCCAGGTTTACCTGGAGTGTTGACTCCCCATACTCCTCCAGTCTACCCAACAAGCCCGTAACATCATCCTGAGCGAGAAGGGCTACGTCCCTCAAAGACTCAAAGATCAGATTCCCATACCTTTCAAATGTCTTTACGGCATCGGGGTTTTCTACATTGTTCTTCTTAACCTCCTTATCAATACCCACCCAGACAAGTTCAAAGAGCCTCAGTAAAGTCTTAGTGTCGTGTCCAAAGTAAAACACCAGGGCAAGTATTTCCCCCTTAAACTCACTAATGCTAATTGACTCATTGGATTCTATTCTATTGGATATTCTAACAAGAAGATCTACAGCCACCCTGTAGAACTCTTCCCTCTCCCCCTCTGTCTTAAAGAGTAGATAGGAGTCTACGACCGATGAGACAATCGGTACTGCCCTCTCCCTGATAAGCCTTTCAGTATTCACAAAAAGATCTGCCCCTACTTATCATTTCAACGGAAAGGAGTTGAAGGCACAGTATCCCCCATACCACCCATGGTCAAAATCGCCATTTTTTACGACGAAAAGGTTTTGGAAGACAAGGACATGTCTACCCTAAAGTCCATCCTTCTCTCCGAACTCGGCTCGGTCGAAGGACTTGACGTGGTCGAACTCTGCGCGGACAGGGCCTCAGCCCCTCCTGAGGCCCTCCAGAGCTACTCCCTGGCGATCTTCTGCGGGTACAGCCTCCACCTCCTCTCAGCCCTGTTCGCGGCCATGGCGCAGGGGATTCCTGTGCTATTGTATGACTTGCCCGGGGACTCCATCGAGAGGGAGCTTAACTCCATCCTCTTTTCTGGTGTAGACTCTCAACGTCTGCCCTCCTCTGTACTCTCCCAGGTCACCCACTCCTGGACCTACAGGGACATCGTCGGGATTTGTAGACAGATTTCCAAAAATGCCCCTGCTGAAGGAACTCCTGGTAATGTGGATCGACCACGACAGGTGGAAAACCCTGGAGAGGCACAGACACGAAAAAGAACTACTGAGGCTTCAACTAAATCTAAAAAGTGAAGATGATGATGAGTTTAACCTAGAGACCTCTAACGGTGCTTGTGCAGACTCCAGCAAGGGTAACATCTCGCGCACCAGGGTGAAGAGGGGTGCGGTTCAGAGGGCGAAAGAGATAGGAGAAAGTGATCTTTACGCCACTCTTCTTCACATTTCCTGGTGCGGTAAAAGGTCTGTGAGGTGGCCTACGGCCAATGACTATGAGAAAGCGGTAGAAGCTCTGAGGCAAGAATTCCGTCACTTGCAAAAGAGCAATGGTCTGGAGGAAATACTACGGTGTATAGACAGGATACCGGACTGGGAAGGATGCCTGGTAGAAGACGAGATGAAAGCAATTAAGGAAGAGATTGAAGAGAGGGAAAGATCAAAAATAATCAACTCCCCGCTCTTCAAGGCCTTCCATAGGGCCTATCCGGACATCGATCCGGATGACTTTAACCAAGAGTACAGCACAAAGGGTGGCAATTTCACCCAGACTGCTGTATATTTGTTAAGGGAACGGTTCAAAAAGAACCAGCCCCCCGAAGTCAAAGTGGTCAGTAAGTGGTCACAGAGCTGGCTTCAATACCTACCTACCTACCAGGAAAAATGGCTAAAGGATTTAAGAAGTCTGGAACTCCGAGTGAAGACGCAGCAGAAAGCATGGGAGGAATCAATATCCTGACCGACTCAAAGCACGGGGTGTATGTTGAAGGGGCGGAAGAGGTCATTGACATGTATGAGAGGGGGGAACTCAGCAGGGAAGACCTCTACAACAGCATCATGGACCTGGATGTGGTCTTTAAATCTTCAGAATCCGTTGAAAGCACTAGAGAATAGTGCTGCTGATGGCGGAAAAGTCCCAGAAACGTATTGTTAAGACTGGTTACAATGACCGTCTTTACGGCTTAGGGGTAAGCCAAGGCTCACTAGCAGGGTACAAGTCAGACCCCTATACTTGGGGAGGGATTCCAAGTGCTATTGCTGGCACTATCCTCCCTCGAAGGGATGACATCCTAATCGAAGAGGGTGGTGGTGGTGCTCGCGCCATTGAGCACTACACCCGCCTCTTCAATGACAGTGCGGTAATCTCAGCCTGGGAAAAACTTGTAGGAGAGATCATACAAAGGAAGTGGGAAGTATTCCCGGCATCCAACTCCGACAGGGATGAGGAGGTAGCTGAGTTTGTTCGTCAGACCATTTACCACATGGGTACGAACACACGTCAGAGTAGAGGTCGTGACATGGTTGCCTCATCCAACTCCGGTTTTGACTCCTTTGTGCGAGGGATGTGCGAAAGTCTGATCCTGGGGATTAGCATTGGGGAGATCTGCTGGATGAGGCAGGGCTCCTACGTCGTACCTTCTGAGATTAAGATCAGAGACCCGCGTCGGTTTCAATTCATTTTGAACGACGATGGTACTATTAGCCCCCACGTAATCACCGTTCAATCCCCGGTAGAGGGTCTACCTCTACCGATGAGATCCATGGTCATCCATAGGCACTGGGCCTATAGCAGCACCATGGACCCCTACGGGTCAGGTCTGGGCAGACAACTCTATAGCCTAGTTGAGTTTAGAAGAACACTCCTTTCCTTCTGGCTCCAGTACGCTGACAAGCACACTACGCCAACTGCCGTAGGAAAATTCAGTCTGGGGACCCCGGATGAAGAGGTTCAATCTCTATTCTCAGCCCTACAAAGATTGGGCCAGGAGACCGCCATTGTCATACCCGATGAGATGAACGTGAGCTGGCTGGAGGGAGGAGCTGGCAGACCGGAGATTTACGACAACCTAATCAGCTACGTCGATCAGCAGATCTCATTCCTGATCAATGGGGAGTCTACTGTAGGTCAGGATACCGGCTCTACAGGGTCATACGCCAGGGACTCAGTGGCAGATAGCGTCAGGATGAGAAAGGCCAAGGCCTTCAGTGACAATCTTGACAAGACCCTGAACGCCACCCTGGTTCGTTGGATCGTAGAGCTTAATTACCCCGGAGCGTCTATTCCCAGACTCCGACGCAACTTTGAAGACCTGGAGCAGAGAGAGGATCCGGTCAGGGTTGTTCAGATTATGAGTCAGCTTCAGGCCCTGGGGTACAAGGTCAGCGATCTTGACTGGCTGAGAGACAAACTGGAAATCCCGTCCCTGGAGAAAGCTGATCCGTCTGAGATGATGATGCCAGGAATGTCGGAGAATACCCAGACGGCAAATGCCTCTGAGTCTGTGGTAGGAGAGAGCACTATTGGCAAAATGCTCTCCAAGGTCAGTTCGATCTCTGCGGAGAACCTTGACTTCTCAGAGTTTGACGAATCTGGAGACCTTAAGGATGAGACTACGAGGGATAAGGTTGCCAAGGCAATCTCTGAAAGGTTTAACAGCGGGCCGATGGATGAGATTGGCTGGGAGAGAATTGCTACGGGCATTAGCAACAATGAAGCTGAGACTGCCCGGATCATTATAGATGAGTACACCTCCCCTGGAGACATCATCTACGTGACTAAACGTCTGACAGAACAGGTTAAAATCCTCCCCCGACTGTGCAAGGAGTATTGTGGTCTTGCCGGGTCTATCAGAGCCGATCTGGTTAAGTATGAGAACATGGCCCTGGCCGGAGAAAGCTTTGGCCAGGAAGATGTCAATGAACTTATCAGCCTGTACAACAGGGCATACAGGCTGAATCGGTTCGCTGTACACAACGAGTGTGTGGTTTTGGATACGGAAAAGTCTGGATACTGGTCCTACTTTGCCCCGTACTACATGTAACCCCTACTTGTCCTCCTCGATGGAGGAAGTAAGTCCTTTGGACTTAAAACACTCACAGTAATGCTCAGCGGGTTCAATGTCGCATACTGTAACCACTGATGATCCGGAGTTGTGAACCTCCAGGGTAATTTGGGTAGCTCGCTCTTGGCCATACCCCATTACTTTCATAATGGTGACAATGACAAATTCAATAGTATTGACAGGGTCGTCATGAAGCAGTACTTTGTACCGTGGAGAGGGCTTCCTTTTGACTTCGGAGGAGGTTTGACGGTCGAGCGTGGTAGAGGCTGACATGGGTCGTGCCTAGGGTCTGAGCAAGTGTAGCACGGATCTGCTCTGGTGGGGTGTTGAAAGCCTTTTAGGCATTAGCCCGTAATCATACAGACCCTTCTGTCATGCTACAGATCCGCCCCTCTACTCAATCTCAATACTGGGTGCAGTGTTCAGCCTGGAATCACTACTTTGTGTCTTTCTCAGGTATTCGTGACACTGCTGCCACCTCGCAATATGCTGACGGCGTTCGTCAGCGAGTCTATCAGCTCAAGGGCGTTAAGACTCTGCAGGAAGCCACCATCAGCACCCCCTTCGACCCGACTGTCCACTATGACATGGTGGACTTTTGGAAGTCCCATGGTTGCGAGTTCGTCACAGTGTCCATTACCCCGGTCACTTGCGGCGAAGATCCTCAGCGCCTAGGCTCACGCCAGATCATCATCCCCGACGCTCAGTTCACCGCCCTTAACTTTGGCCAAGTCGACCGTACTAGCGGAACCCCTAGCACGATTGAAATGACCTTTGTTATGGACAACTTCACCTTCAACTAAGAGAAGAAGGGGTAGGGAACATGGCAGCCAGAGTGTATGCTGGGGGGTGCTTAACTCCTCTCCAATCGGAGTCCTTGGAGTCCCCCAGCCTACGCTCTTATTCTTGCAGTTCTGCTCAAGTGAATACTTGCGGAATGGCAGCCCTGGAGGCCATTACTCAGTACGGCCTATATGACCCAAAAGTAGGCTATGGGGTGGGGAACAGGGTAATAGTTCTGTCATCTTTTGGGGACAGATATGATGTCTATGAGGCAAAAGAAGACATTGTATCTCCTGCCGGAGTATTTAATCTGTCTCTCTGGGACAGTATTTGCTCTATCAGTCCTACGGGTAAAGACGGTCTGACCATCTCGAACTACGGCTTAATTTCTGCAGGTAGCTATGTAGTTGGTGATCGCAGGCTCCGTAATACAAATTGCGGCGATCACACCTGCGTCTACGAATCCCTAGGTTCATTCTCTCTGACTGAGTCTGAAGCACGGGAGGTGCCAGACAGTCAGAAGTGGAAGTTGCTATATTGTTTGCGTAATGGGGAGGAAAATAGGTGTGCTAAGTCATTCACCTGCGGCAATTTCCGTACCCAACCAGTCCTTCTAAGCAAGGCCGGAGATATTGCCTGTGTTCCCATAGCTGACGAGGAGTATATTGCCTACCCCAAAGCAGGAACTTTGTTCTCCTATGTGGAGGACGGAGACTTTATTCTCGCTGTTTCTGGGGGTAGCTCTAGGTTTTCCACATACCTGACTACTTTCCAGGTCTCTGCGGATAATGGGATTAGCTGGGAAGATTTTCCGGCGGTCTCCGCAAGTCCTCCTCCATCCCCCCGAATTTTCCGTGCTGTTGTATCGGATAAGTACGGAAACACAAAGACTTCAAACACTATCTCAACCTAAGGCAGTCGTTGAAAGCAGTTTAGAAGACCATCCCCCATTGCCGTGTCAAATATTTACGGAAAATCCTGTACTCCTAACCTTGGGAGTATTAGCGACTACTATACCAAGGATGAGATCAACAGGATTCTCAGGGACAAAAGGGAACTGGATCTAAACTTTCTGGAGGAAGGCCATACCTTCGTGGGGGATGAGGCTAATCTGCAGCGATCATACGAACTCAATCCGGATTACTTTGAAATAGACCATTTAACTCAGTCCGTATCAGTTCTTTCTTCAGATCAGCTTAAGTCTGCCCGGGTCTTTACAGTTACGGGTGCGGTGACAGGGAATGTCTCTACTGATCTGTCAGGTAATGTAACCCTGGCCGTAGAACTATCACAAGTAGCTGTAGGCAAACTTGCATTTGGCACCCCCCGTCAGCTACTTCAGGTAAACTCCGCTGGCACTTCTGCGGAATGGGCTAGTAACATTGACATCCCCGGTACCCTGGCAGTTACAGGTAAGACCACCCTGGATTCCACAATTCAGGTGGGCGAGGTAGCACCTACTCTTCCGGGGGAATTTGGCTGGAACGCTGATGAGGCAACAGTAGACCTCGCCCTGTCCGGGGGCATAATCAATCACCTTGGTCAAAGCATACAACTCCTTTGTAGAAATGACGCTGGGGTGACTATCCCTAAGGGCAAGGCGGTCATGTTCTCTGGAACTGTAGGGAACTCCGGTAGGATCAAAATCAAGCCGATGGTGGCCGATTCTACCTACCCTGGCTATGTCTTTCTCGGTGTGACTTGCCAATCCATCGGGGTAGGCGAGGATGGATATGTAACCACGTTTGGCAAGATCAAGGGGGTCAATACTTCCACCTACGCAGACGGAAACATCCTCTGGTGCGATCCGGCAAACCCCGGGGGATTTACAGCCACAGAACCCAGCGCACCCAACCTAAAACTCCCTGTCGCTGCGGTTATTCATGCGGCTAACAATGGGACAATAATGGTCAGGTGGGATACAGGAAGCAGATTGGCAGACCTTCACGATGTTGATGCCAATGGCTCTGTAGTAGACGGAGATCTGCTTTCGTACAATGGTACGACAGAGAGATGGGAAGCGAAATCTGTTGACGTTATTGGAGAACCTGGTAGAGAAGTCGAGCTTAGAAAAACAGACTATTATGTGCAATGGAGGTATGTAGGAGATCCCGACTGGATTGACCTCATCCCCATCAATGAAATCACAGGCCCTTCGGGAGATAATGGTACGAGTTTTACAATCAAAGGGTCTGTCGAATTAATTACCCATCTTGATGACATAGTATCTCCCCAAATCGGAGACTGTTATTTCGTAAATGAAAACGGGAGTTTGTATGTTTGGGATGGAGGGTTGTGGGTTAATATCGGGACGGTTAAGGGCGATCCCGGGAAGAACGTCGAATTTGGATTGAGCGCCACCCATATCCAGTGGAGATATGAGGGGGATGTTGACTGGATTGATCTGGTCCCCCTAGCAGATATTACAGGCCCAAAGGGTGACCAAGGGGAGTCTATCCAGCTTCAGGTCAATAGCACCCATATCCAGTGGAAGTACCCGAGTGACCTTACTTGGACAGACCTCATAGCTCTTTCGGCCCTGAAGGGGGACAAGGGAGACCAAGGGGACCCCGGACTGGGCCTACCTACCGGTGGTACTACCGGTCAAATTTTGGTAAAGTCCTCCAATGTAAAC